ATCCCTGTAACTTATCCACCGTATCAGTTCATTATAAAAATCTTAGATTTTTGTCTTGACAACTGAGCCACTATACACATTGAACTTGGCAAAATAACTCTTCTTTTCCTCCGGGGAAAGCAGTATCCTCTGAATGGACTGCTCCCATCGCACCAGCCAGGGTTCCAGCGTGTATTTCACGAACTCCAGAGACTGCTGCTCAATATTAGAAAAGCTCGACTTCTCCAGGTCGCCCACCATGTGGGGCGGCACCCGGAAAATTCGAGCAATCTCATTGATTTGAAATTTTCTGGTTTCCAAAAACTGTGCCTGTTCCGGCGAGATGCCAATCGGCGTGTATTTCATTCCTTCCTCTAAGACAGCGATCTTATTAGCATTACCGCTGCCTCCAAAGGTGGACTGCCAGCTTTCCCGGACACGCTGCGGGTCTTTGATGGTACCCGGATGCTCCAGGACACCGCCAGGGGCCGCACCGTTAGCAAAGAACTTTGCCCCGTATTCCTCACAGGCAATCGCCATGCCGATGGCGTTCTTTGCCATAGCGATAGGGGAATACCCCACCAGCCCGTCAAAACCAAGCCCTGGGATATGCAGCACATCGGAAGGATTCAGCCGGACAAGACTGCCTTTGACCGTAGGCGCATCATCCATGCTGACGGTGTATTCGTAATAAAGCTGTCCATTGCTGTCACGATTCACCGTCATCCGGTCCGGCATCAGCGGATAGAGGGCAATCACTTCACCTTTTCCGTTGCGGATAATCTGTGCGTAAGCATTGCCCCACAGCAAAAGATGGGTCATGAGCGTCTCCCGGAACACGAAGGAACTCATCTCCGGGTTTGGTTCGTCATGCAAGAGCAGATACAACGGATGGTTAATGGCTTTCTCCTTGCCTCCGTTCTCCTTATAGTGGTAAAGGTGCAGAGGAAGACCTGCCACTGCTTCCGCCAGGATGCGGACGCAGGAATACACCGCCGTCATCTGCATGGCAGACCGTTCATTCACTCTCTTGCCCGCAGTGCTTCCTCCGAAGAAAAAGCTGTAAGCGCTGCCCGTAGTGCGGTTCTGGGGCTTATCCCTGGAACGGAAAAGCCCGGAAAAGATACCCATATCGAATCACCGTCCTTTCAGATAAACAAAAGGCCCCGGCTGTCATAAACCGAAGCTCCCGTATCATTCCCACATCGGATCGCACGGTCAAGCCCCATGATGGTGGCAATCGCCCCGTCAATCTTTTCTGTGGATTTTTCCTTGTCCGCTTTAATGTTGCCCGCCGGGTCGGTGCGGATGAAGATGTTATCCATCATCCACCGCAGCACTGGGTGTCCGCCGTGGGCAATTTTCTCCTCCAGCACCAGCTTCATCAGTTCCTTGGTCGGCGGGGACATATCCTTAAAGCCTTGCCCGAATGGGACTACCGTAAAGCCCATGCCCTCCAGGTTCTGTACCATCTGCACAGCGCCCCAGCGGTCAAAGGCGATTTCCCGGATATTGAACCTCTCGCCCAACTGTTCGATGAATTTCTCGATATAGCCGTAATGAACCACATTGCCCTCGGTAGTCATCAGCGTCCCTTGGCGCTCCCACAGATCATAGGGGACATGGTCTCGCCGGACACGAAGGTCGAGAGTTTCTTCCGGTATCCAGAAGTATGGCAGGATGTAGTATTTATCCCCCTCATCCAGTGGCGGAAACACCAGAACAAAAGCCGTGATGTCCGTGGTGGATGAAAGATCCAGCCCACCGTAGCAGATGCGCCCCTCCAGATCATCCTCGGAAACTGGGAATGCACAGGCGTCCCACTTGTCCATCGGCATCCAGCGGACAGACTGCTTCACCCACTGGTTCAGCCGGAGCTGCCGGAAAGCGTTCTCCTCACCGGGGTTCTGCTGGGCAGATTCACAGGCGGCTTTGACCTTATCGATACCCACCGTGATACCGAGGGAGGGGTTTGCCTTCTTCCAAACCTTGGGGTCCGTCCAGTCCTCATCCTCGGCAGCGCCGTAAATGACAGAATAGAAAGTAGGATCGACCTTCCTGCCTTCCGCAATATCAATGGCTTTCTGGTGTACCTCATAACAGATGGAGTTGGTATCGTTTCCTGCTGTGGTGATCAGGAAATACAGCGGCTGCATCCGGGCATCGCCAGAGCCCTGGAGCATGACGTCAAAGAGTTTCCGGTTGGGCTGGGTATGCAGTTCATCAAAGATCACACCGTGGGTATTGAAGCCGTGCTTGTTCGCCACATCCGCCGAAAGCACTTGGTAGGAGCTGTTGGTGGGCAGATAAGTGATTTTCTTCTGGGACTCCAGTATCTTCACCCGCTTGGAAAGCGCCGGGCAGAACCGCACCATATCCACCGCCACATCAAACACAATCTTTGCCTGGTTGCGGTCTGCGGCGCATCCATACACCTCGGCCCGTTCCTCGCCATCCCCGCAGAGGAGCAGGAGCGCCACAGCGGCGGCAAGTTCCGACTTGCCCTGTTTCTTGGGGATCTCGATATACGCTGTATTGAACTGACGGTAGCCATTAGGCTTTAACACGCCGAACAGGTCACGGATGATCTGTTCCTGCCAGTCGATCAGTTCAAAGGGCTTTCCCGCCCAGGTACCCTTTGTATGACAGAGAGACTCGATGAACATCACCGCATAATCGGCGGCGTCCTTATCGTAGTGCGAGGTCTTCGCCATAAACCTGGTGGGCTTGTATTTTTTCAGCTTCCGCATGGACACCACCTCCAAAATGGCATAAAAATAGCACCGGCTATTTCTAACCGATGCTGATAAAGTTTTTTTGCTTTCATTCAATAAACTGGAAGTTAATGCTGTTTAACAATGGCACACAATTCTTTTACATAGAGATCGGCATGGTTGATGGAAAACTCTCCATGATACATGGCTGGAAGGACATTTAAGCTGCTTTTTTCCAGGGTTTCATGCAGCTTTCTTGCAGAAAGCAAGATACGTTTGTTTTCCCGCTCCCCGACAAACAAATGGATTTCTGCCACACACTCTCCAAGAGACTTCTTCATGAAATACATAGAACTTTCTTGTAAGAACGCAATCATATTTTGCTTCGTAATGCCGCAAGTATCTTGATAATAGTCATTGAAAAGTTCCGGCTTCATTCGAAGTGAACGAAATTGCAGTTTAGAAAACCATTTTTGCCGAATCAACTCATAACAGCTTCCAAATGCCGGCTTAATCAACGAATAAGTTAGCTTGGATGGAATAACCGCTGCGCTCTCGACCATTGCAAAACGGCAAAGGTCTTTTCGCCGAGATAACATTTCAAGTAATATTTGACCGCCGAGAGATAACCCGCCAATCAGCAATACCGAACCTCCAAAGTTCCTATCAATAAAAGAAATGATTTCAGCGGCATTGTCTTCGATTGTTGTGAAATTTTCATCGCTTCCTGCGTGACCATCCAATATCGGGATAATTATCCGAAAATCATTTTGAAGTCGTTCGGACACTTCTCGGTAATTCCACCATGACAAGCCGCCGCCATGCAGAAGAATAATCACATCTCGATTCTGTTTACCGTATTCTTTGTATTGCAACTTGCCTCACCTCACTGCCAATTTCCGATTTGTCTCTATCAAGACATCTTTATTATACAGGAAAATTGTTAGTTTTCAACCAGGCGGTCTTCCCATATGCCGGTGGATCGTTTCAAGAATCTGCTCCTGCTCAGACGGCTTCACTCCGATGGACTGGAGTGCCTGTCTTGTTCCGCAGTCCGGGCAGATAAGCGTTTCGTTGTCCTCTCTGGAAAGCGCCGGAGCGCCGTGGTAGGCCCTGCCGCACAGGGGGCAGACCGCCATCCGGATCACATCATTATCCTTCATATCCGCATACCTCCCTGCATTTATCGTAGGCGTCAACCAGGACGTTTTTATCAAAGCAGAAGGTGTCGTACCCTTCCAGGCAAATCCTCATGTAGAGATTGCTCGGAATCCCTATCGGCCTGTCCTCATGCATGATGTAGGCAAATGCCGTCACCGTTCTGCGCTTCCCCGTGCGAATGCCCTTGTACTGGAGCCGGATGTCCCGCTTGTAGTAAAAATTGGGAAATCCCTCGTAGCGGTCGAGGGCGGCTTCATCGGTCGCCGTTACCTCCCAGATCACCACAGGAACCGTGCCGCCCTCGCATTCCTCGATGGTCAGGTAGGAGCCGGTCTTGCTCCCTTAAAAAGTAGTTCCCAATTCTTAAGGTTTGCCGTGCCAAGGATCGTGGCGTGGGGGCAACGCATCCGCATCTGCGGGACATTGAGGTTGCTGCCATAAGCAATGTAGTATCTTTTTTCTTTCATAGTATCCATCCTTTCCGAAGGGGTTACCCTTCTACCACCTTAAGACCGCCGAAGCGGTCAGGAGTAAGGTGGCAGGAGGCTAACTCCTGCGTGTCCTTCAAGCGGCGGCTCTGCCGTGCCGGAAGGCGGTGTCCCCAGTCAGGTTGCGGGTCAGGAAATCTCTGGCCGTTGCAAACTCCTCGCCAATGAAGCCCAGGCGGAGGAGCCAGGTGCGCATGGC